GTTTGTTATTGTACGGTGTGTATAAAGATGTTTATGGTAGCTTTGAAAAAATTTCTCTAAGAGAAATGATTAATAAAAATATTGGACGTAGTATATACGATCCAGAAATATTAAATTCATATACTGATGATGAGTTTGCTAAGTTAGATTCATACATTCATCACAAGCGTGATGAGAACTTTACCTATGCAGGACTACGTCAAGTAGTTGACAAGTACCTAGTACAGGATCGTTCAACAGGAGAGTTATTTGAAACCCCACAACACATGTATATGATGATTGCGGCTACATTGTTTGCTAACTATCCTAAAGAAGATAGGTTACATTATGTAAGGAGATATTATGACTCGACCTCATTATTTAAAATCAATATCCCAACGCCAGTTATGGCAGGCGTCAGGACCCCTGTCAGGCAGTTTGCAAGTTGCGTTCTTGTTGACAGCGACGACACTCTTGATAGCATCTTTGCCAGCGATATGTCTATTGGACGCTATACGGCGCAAAGGGCAGGCATCGGAATCAACGCAGGACGTATCAGAGGAGTAAACTCAAAGATTAGAGGCGGCGAAGTAGCACACACAGGTATTATTCCGTTCCTAAAGAAGTTCGAAAGCACAGTGCGTTGCAGTACACAGAATGGTGTACGTGGCGGCAGTGCTACTACGCACTTCCCGTTTTGGCATCAAGAGATTGAAGATATCCTTGTGCTAAAGAACAACAAAGGCACAGAGGACAATCGTGTACGTAAGTTAGATTATTCAATTCAGCTTAACAAAACTATGTATGAGAGATTATTAACTGGCGGTGATATAACCCTTTTCTCGCCACACGATGTGCCAGGTTTGTATGAAGCATACTTTGGTGACCCAGCAGTATTCCAAGAGCTGTACGAAAAATACGAACGTGCATACAGCATCAAGAAGAAAACTATTTCAGCAATGGACTTGTTTAGTGCATTAATAAAAGAACGTGCAGAGACAGGGCGTATATACATTATGAATGTAGACCACGCAAACACACACAGCTCATTTAAAGACACAGTATACATGAGTAACTTGTGTCAAGAGATTACATTACCTACAAAGCCACTTAACCACATTGATGATCCAGAAGGTGAAATTGCGTTGTGTATCCTTAGTGCTATTAATGTAGGTACAATTAGGTCGTTAGATGACTTAGAAGAATTATGTGAACTTGCTGTAAGAGCATTAGAAGAAATTATTGACTATCAAAACTATCCAATCAAGGCTGCTGAAATTAGTACAAAAGCAAGGCGCTCATTAGGTGTAGGGTACATTGGACTTGCACATTATCTAGCAAAACACAAAGTACAATACAGCCAGCAAGAAGCATGGAATCTTGTACATGACTTATCAGAAGCTTTCCAATACTATCTATTACGTGCCAGCAACAAATTAGCGCAGGAGCGAGGTGCTTGTGAGTACTTTGACCGCACTAAATACAGCGACGGCATTCTTCCTATTGATACATACAAGGCAGATGTTGATACTATTGTGGAGAACAAGTTAAACTATGATTGGGATAGCTTACGAACTGACATCAAGGAACACGGACTTAGGCACAGCACATTGTCCGCACAAATGCCTTCGGAGAGCAGTTCCGTTGTGTCGAACGCAACAAACGGAATTGAGCCACCTAGAGGTTACTTGTCCGTTAAGAAGTCCAAAAAAGGGCCTCTTAAGCAAATTGTTCCACAGTATCAAACTCTAAAGAACAACTATAGTTTACTATGGGATATGCCTAGTAACGAAGGTTATATTAATATTGTTGCAGTAATGCAAAAGTTCTTTGACCAAGCAATTAGTGGAAATTGGAGTTACAATCCAACTCACTTTGAGAATAATGAAGTTCCAATGAGTGTGATGTTAAAAGACTTACTAACAACTTACAAGTTAGGTTGGAAGACTAGTTATTATCAAAACACTTACGACTACAAAACAGATCCAAGTGAAATAGAAGATGATAAAGAAGTAGAATTACAGCCATCAGAAATTGAGTATGAAGATGGGGAAGAGTGTGAGGCATGTGCAATTTAGTTATTGACATTCGGTCAAAACTATAGTATTGTATATAAGAGAAATAAGGAAATATAAAGATGGCAAAAACAGTTTTTAATCAAGAAAAAGTAGACTTTACAAAACAGGATATGTTCTTTGGAGCAGATCAAAACACACAAAGATATGATGTATTTAAATTCCCTGTGTTTGATAAATTGAATCAAACAATGCTAGGATACTTTTGGCGTCCAGAAGAAGTAAGTCTGCAAAAAGATAGAGCTGACTTTGCAAACTTCCGCCCAGAGCAAAAACACATCTTTACTTCCAATTTGAAATATCAAACACTACTTGATAGTGTCCAAGGACGTGGTCCATGTTTAGCATTTTTGCCACATGTATCACTACCTGAACTAGAAGGATGTATTGTTACTTGGGACTTCTTTGAAACAATCCATTCACGTAGTTATACACACATTATGAAGAACGTGTATGCTGACCCGGCAGAAGTGTTTGATACAATTTTAGATGATAAAGAAATCATCAAACGTGCAACAGCCGTTACTAAAAACTATGACGCATTTACAGAAGCAGCTGATGCTTGGAACCATCGTAAAGAAGGTAGTATGCGTGATGTTAAAAAGAAACTGTACCTTGCAATGATGAATGTAAACATTCTAGAAGGATTGCGTTTCTATGTAAGTTTTGCATGTACCTTTGGATTTGGCGAATTAAAACTAATGGAAGGCAGTGCTAAGATTATTAGTCTTATTGCTAGAGACGAAGCACAGCATTTAGCACTTAGTACACACATACTTAAACTTTGGGCTCAAGGCAAAGACGATCCAGAGATGGCACAGATTGCTAAAGAGTGTAAAGAAGAAGTGCATGATATGTGGCGTGAATGTGTTGCTGAAGAAAAAGCATGGGCAGAATACTTATTCAAAGACGGATCTATGATTGGTCTTAATGCTACACTACTTAACCAATATGTAGAATATATTGCTAACCGCAGGCTTAAAGCATTAGGATATAATGCTATCTTTGATGCACCTGTTAATACTAACCCGCTACCTTGGACACAACATTGGTTATCAAGTTCAGGTTTACAAGTTGCACCTCAAGAAACAGAAGTTGAAAGTTACATTATTGGTGGCATTAAACAAGACGTCGATACAGACAGTCTTAAAGGATTTTCATTATGATAGAAATATACGGCAAACCACAATGCCCATATTGCGATAAAGCAAAACAACTTTGCGAAAGGCGCCAACTTGAATTTACATACAAACAACTAGGAACAGATTTTGATAGAGAAGAAATTATGGATCTGTTTCCTGGAGCAAGAACTTTCCCACAAATTAAAGTTAGTGGAAAAGCAGTAGGTGGATATGATCAATTTTCTACCTACTTAGATGAGACCGGATATAACGGTACAGGATATACATTATAGAAAGGAAATCCAATGGCACTTAGAAAACCTCGTAAAACTACAGGCGCTAAGAAAATTAAACCAGCTGCAAAGCGAGCCACTAAAAAGGCAATTAAAAGAAGATAACAAATATGTTAATTGAAACTACATACAAAATCGGAGAGACAGTCTCCTTCAAACTTACATCAGGTGAAGAACTAGTTGCAAGACTTGAAAAAGAAGATGAAACTACATACAACATAGCCAAACCAATGGTACTTGTTGCAGGCGAAAAAGGCTTAGGTCTTGCGCCATTTATGTTTAGCGTATCTACAGACGGAAAGTTTGTACTTAATGCATCATCTGTATCCTGTGTTGCTAAAACTGCAAAAGAACTAGCAGATCAATACATGACCCAAACAACGGGCATACAACTTTAAAACAGCTCTCGTCTAAAAGTAATAAATATACAAAAGGATAGTATGTTTATGGCTATAAGACGAGGAGCACCATTTGATGAGAATAACTTTTTCAATATCCCGCCGATTGATGGCGGTGATATTAATCAAAGCTCATACGTTGTTGTTAAAATATCAGACATAGAAGGTGGCGCAATAGCGGCACAACCAACATCATACTTTGATGGAGGTGTTATACCATTAGCAGGTACAGCATCATACGATCCTAATGTTGTATACGGACCTGACAGTCCACTAATTGGAGATTAATCAATGCCAGCTGAAAATGGTAGTATTCTAGTAAGGCGTGGGCCTACTTCGGACAGAGACGCTTTTACTCCCCTTAATGGTGAAATAATATATGACACCACTACCGGACAGTTACATGTAGGTGACGCTTCTACAGCAGGTGGTACTACAGTATTTGGAGATAAAGTTAAAGTTGACAGTGCTGGTAACTTATCAGAAATATACATGCGAGGCGAAGAACCTAGACCGGCTCCGGTTGAAGGATTATTTCGTTATAATGCATTAACACAAAGTCTAGAATATTCCGACGGTAATACATTTTATCAAGTAGCATCAAGTCCTTTTACAGGATCGTCAAATGTGATGTATGTTTCGACAAATGGTAAAGATGATAACACATACGGATCAAAAAGAGGTCGTACTCCAGGTACAGCATTTAGAACACTAAACGCAGCTTGTAGAGAAGCTGATCGTGTTATGGACAAAGCCTCTTTAGGACTAGGTCCATATCAAAAATGGATTACATATACTAATGCAGCAGATGCACAAGTAAGGTCAGTAATATCGTCAGTAACTGATAGCGGAACATATAAAAATATCCAGATGTCTAAAGAGACATACGAGTTAGATGCCACAACTGAACTAAGAAGCGGCATGCGTATTGTTGGACAGAATAGCGGTGCTGTTGGACTTATAGAAGAATATACTAAGAACGTTGGCGGTACATCTGATACACTTATTATTGATGTAGAGAACGGTGAATTTTTACAAGGCGAACAAATTA